AGCTCCTCACGGAGCTTGAGGGTCCCCAGTATAGGAATACTGTCAACCTTTCTTTGAGTCGAATGACTCGTCTTCCAAGATGAACTAGATCTTGGGAGTCCGGGTAGCTATTCTCAGAGGAAATAGACGTACGAATGGACTGGTAAGTGTGCAGAAACCATAAGGTTCTCTCGCTTAAAGGTGGTACCTGGAGTCTGGCGTACCGGTTTAACCGGAACAGCGCAGATTTAGATAACCAAAAATTAACTATTTTTTTTAATAAATGATGAAAAGAAATTTAAAAACTTTAAATCTCCCTTCTTATTTATTATATAAACAGCTAATTCTAGGTGGATCTAAATTGATCACCCTAACGAAACCTCGTAAAGTCACTCCTGATGGGTGCCAAGAAAAACCTGGCATCTCTCAAGAGAAACAAGACTTGAGATCGTTAGCTATCTTTAAATTACATTTCTGACGTATAGTCGAAATGGTAATTCATAGAGATAGAAAGGTTACCAATAAGCTACGAGTTTACCATCGTTTTGTCCTCTATCTTCTATTTTTAAATAGAAAACATGGGACTAACTTTGTGGTAAAGTACCTTAAAGCTTCTCTATTAGCCATTCAAAAAGTAATAGCTGGAACTCCGTTCTCATCTCTTAACGAGATTGAACCGGAACTTCCTTTACCTAGGTTATCTAAGGGCGGTTTACCCGCTTGAATCGGTACTAGAGATAGAAGAGCCATTATGTCAGGCTCTCCAACTGTAGTCCAGTTCTACCTTAGTATGTATTCTTTACATAGAGTAATCGACTCGCCTGTGAAGGCAAAGTTGAATACTATAACCGATGGTTTTACAGGTTCAGTTGATTTTTTAGATAGGTCGTTGGGATTCTTTAAAACTTGTTTTAAAGATCTTAATAAAGGCTTTCTAAAGATCAAACCTGCTAAACTATTATTTTTACAAACTTCTTCTCCTTCCAACTCTTTTGCTTCTTGACAAGGCTATGGACGTGATGCCATGGTCTTGCGGACTATTCCTACCTTATGATTTGCTGTTAATAAATGACTCTCTGAAACTGGTTCTAATCAGCTTCAGTGAATCTTAAAAACAAGTATTTCAAAAGGTATTCCTAGTCAAAGAGAGCAAAGAGGGTTATATGGGATGCCTGATCTAGTTTGACGGGATAAGGAAGGTAAATTGTACCATAATAGTAATGGTCCAATTTCTTCCCAAGTAGATGGTCTTGGATCAAGATACAATATCTTAGGATCTTGAACCAAAGGTTATCTATTATTCCAGAATCTTAAACCAAATTCTTTATCAAAGAAACCTCTTTGAGAAAAGAAGTTATATTTGGTTAAAGATTCTCTAAGTAACCTTCCAAAGGTTTTGGATGATTACGAAGGTGAACTTCTTCAGCTCCCCAATAATACTCTTGCCCCTTTAGGGCGATTGAGTTTTAAGAAAGAAGCAGCTGGAAAACTCCGTATCTTTGCGATGGTCGATGGATGGACTCAGTCTATCTTGAAACCATTGCATGATGCATTGTTTGACTTACTTGCTAAAATTCCAAATGATGCCACTTTTGATCAAGATGCTGCCTTTAAACGGGCAATTTCAAAATCAAAAATTAGTGGTCATTGTTATGGATATGATTTATCATCAGCTACTGACAGACTTCCTATTGTACTTCAAGGTGCTATACTTGAAGGATTAATAGGTCGGATGCTCGCTAGCTTGTGACAAATTATTTTAGTCGAACGAGATTACTACATTCCTGTTAATTCTTATGGGATTGAAGTAAAATCAGTTCGTTATAGTGTGGGTCAGCCAATGGGAGCTTTATCTTCTTGAGCAATGCTCGCTCTTTGCCACCACGGGATTCTACAGTATTGCTCTAAACTTATAGGCAATACTGGTTGAAATACTGATTACGAGGTTCTTGGAGATGATATTGTTATATTTTCTCCTCCCCTTGCTAAAAAGTACGTGGAGGTTATGGCTTTATTCGGTGTTGAACTGAATATGGCCAAGAGTGTTGTATCACACAAGAAGGTTCCAGTTGTTGAGTTTGCAAAGCGTACTGCCCTTAACGGAAGAGATGTATCCCCTATATCCCTTAAAATGTTCTTGAATCAAGATTCATTTTCAGGGAGAATTGCTATTTTCGATTGATTTAGAAGAAGAATTGACAAACATTTTGTCCTATCTTCCCTTAAAACTATCTTTAAAGCAAATAGGTGAGATGATCGGCCTTTAAAAAATAATTTTGTTATTTTAGCCGTCTTCTCTACATTTATTCAGAATGGGACAATACCTTTTGAATGGTTAGTTAGGCATTGAAATCAGGTTAAATCTTTCATCACTGAAAAGAAACGGAAAATTTCCTTTTCAGTTTCCATTGGTTGATATTTTAATATTATTAAATTAATAATATTTAATAAAGACCTAGGTGATAGTAGAGTTAAACCTTTTTTCAGTAGCACGGAAAAACGGAATTGATACCGTGTTTACCTGTTAACTCAGATCTTCAAAAGGGCATCTTCTGCCTTTAAGATAAAACCTGAGTTTCTGGCAAATCGGTTATTGATTAGGTGTAGCCTTTTAAAGTGATATGATAAAGGAACGTTCTTGATTCTATCAAGACGTTTCCCAAGTCAGAACTACTTTGAAAAGCTTATATCCTCTGATGTTGAGAAATTACTTGAAGTATTCTATAACCCTAAACTCTTCATCTATGATGTTGATGAATTGTTGAAAGTTTTAGAAAAGATCGAGAAATTTCTCACATTAGCCGAAATTCTGGAGAAGCCGAAAGTGCC